AAATAATACTATCAAGACTGAAATGATTAAGCAGGGGATTATAGCAATTCCTTCTGTATCTAATCATTCAAGAGAAGGTAACTTTACAATGGTATCAATAGACATGAAGTTTATGAATATTGATAATCCGGAAGATTGTTACACAGCGCAGGGATTTGTTGGATATGGAGTTGATCCATCAGATAAAGGAATAGGTAAAGCAATTAGTTATGCAACTAAATATGCTTTGCTAAAAACTTTTATGCTTGAAATAGGTGATGATGAAGAGAGTGAACTTCACAATCTAAAACCAGAACCAGTTTCAAAGTTTACACAAAGCTCTGCAAGAAACAACATAATCAACCAAACCAAAATAGGAGGTTTTAATGGCTGATGCTAAAAACAGTGGAGGGATATTTTTTACAGATCCTTCTACTAAAGAAAAAGAAACAGACTTTGATTTCACAGGTACTGCAATCTTATCTGGTTACAGATTAGTTGCTGATGCTGGTGCATCATCAAAGTTGTATATAGGTGGTTATAAAAAAATAGTTGGCGCAGGAAAGTCAATGCCTGAAGGCACTGAGTTCTTGTCTATCTATTCTGTTAAACCAGCTAAGGATGGAGCTGCCGCAGCTAAACCTGCAGGTGGTTACCAGAAACAAACCTACAGGAGATAGAAATGAAATATAGCTTAACCAAAAAACAAAAAAAGATTTTTGATTTTGTGAAGAGCTATATTCAGAAGAATAAGGAAGCTCCCTCGTATGAACTAATCATGCGAGGGGTGAACCTTAAATCTAAAAATTCTGTATATAATTATGTTCACCAACTAAAGGATAGAGGATGGATTACAATCAAGATAGGCAAATGCAAGAGCATGACACTGATAAAGTAAATTTATCAGACATTACCAGAGATCCAATTACTCAAAAAGTAATTAATAAAATAGTTCATAGATCAATTAGCGGCATGAGTAAATTTGGAGTTACAATGCACGACAATCCAAAAGATGTAGATCAATGGTTATTGGAAGCTCAAGAAGAGGCAATAGATTTAATTAATTATTTAGAAATTGCCATTGAGAGATATAGGAAGTTAAAACAAAAACTTCATGCTCTTATGAAAGACAATGGATAATTATAAAAAAATTATTTATGGCGAATGTACGTTTCGCATTGAAGAAGAATTTGAAACTTTGGAAGATGCCAAAAATTCATCTCCAACAAACAAATCAATTTACAAAGTTGATAAGATAAAAGTTGTAAGAACTTTAATTAAACTAAAAGATTCAGAATAAGTTATTGATTTATCTACATTATTTCTTTCTGTAGATATCTAGACATTTTGGCTAGACACTGTCATATATTAGATATGCCAAACAAATCACAGAAAGGAAACCAGATGGTAAAAATAAAAATCAAAGATCTCAGAAAGTTAATTAAAGATTTACCAGATGATATCAATTTTGAAATTGATATTTCAGATGCAAAAATTGGTGAAAGATCAGTTTCAACAGACCTCAGATATATGAATCAAATTGAACTCGGAAAAACAATAACAGAAAATTATAAAGTAGCTTGGATAAATATAATCAACCAATGAAAGGAAACCAAATGACAAAAACATACACCTTCATCTTTGATGGAAACATTTTTAAAGCTCAAGATATTGAAGGCGGATTATGCGCAATGGAACAAGCTAACAATTATTTTGATTTACCTCAAGGAGCTTGGTTCGGTGATAACAATAGTGATATCATAGATAAAAACGATACATTCACTTGGGTAAAAGGAAACTTCTTTGACTAAATTAAACCAACCAACAGGAGGCAGCATAAATGAAAAACATAATTGTATATTATCAAAAAGACTTTAACCCTTATGCCAAGTACACAGGCAATTTTAAAAAAACACACGTTAAAGTTTTTGAAGGTGTGATCAATGACGATCAAGATCAGGAAACTGTTTTTAGAACCTTCAACAATAATGAAACAAATCCTTTATCTTATTCAAACAAAACAAATAAAGTTTGTTTTATAGGTAAAGATAAAATGGGTACAGGAGCTGAGTTCCAAGAAGCAATGAAGAGAGACGAAGTAGGATGCTATCACACTTCAATGAGTGTTGGAGATATAGTCTCTATTGATGGCAATGTATATCTTTGCCAAGACATTGGATGGAAACTTTTTTACAAAGAACAGGAGGCAGCATGATCAAAGTAGTAATGAGAGATGTTGTCTTTAACAATGAACCAGATCCAGTTACTTCAATTAAAGAATATAAAATTGATGACAATGGTAAAATGGTTTTAGTTAAAGAAGCAAGTCAAGAAGAACTAAACAAAGTTAATAACAAGGATAAAAAAATATGATCATTAGTAAAACTCAATTAGATTTAATCAGAAGATCATCAGATGAAATTCTATTAAATAAATATGATTATTATAACAGCATGCCTGTTAGAACTTTAACAGCTCTTCTTAATCTTAAAGCAATTAAACAAGAATTAGATAGAAGAAATCTTTTAGATTTAAAGATTAATGAAGATCAATATGAAATGGAGGTAGCATCACTATGAATAAACTTATTAAAGACAAATACATACTTGCTCAATCATTCTTACAAAAATCATTAGATGAAAAAGATCCAAAGTTATCAGACTTTTATTACACTCAATATGTTGAGATGTTATTTAAAGCTGATGATGATCAATTAAAACAGAAAGAAGTAACTCAATGAAAATAATTAGATGTCCAGATTGTAATAGTTCTAGAGTACAATATTTAGCATTCCAAAGAAATCTTGCTTATTTACAAAGCGAGCTTACTCAGGAATGGTATACTCCAAACATTACAACACAGGATATCCAAGCAGATCCAAACCCAACTTTTAGATGCGTTAAGTGTGATAATGAATGGGTAGGAATAAATGATTGAAACATTACAAGATTTATTTTGGTACGAACTAATCTTAATTTCAATTTTAATACTAATATATTTTAACAACAGGAGATAATATGCTTACATATATAATAACATTAATGCAGATTCTTATACTAATAGCAGCAGCATCATTAGTTTATGATGTTGCTAATTTTTTATTTCAATTTGATCAAGGAGATATTAATGAGTGAATTTACTAAAGCAGCCATTATAAGATTAAAAACCTCTATTAAAGGAAGAACCAAAACAATTAACAATAAAGAATATAGAGAAGGTTTTATTACTGGGTCCAGACTTGTTTGGGATTTTTTAAATACTGAAGTTAATAAATATAAAGCAAAATATTATTCTGTTATTTCTAAAAAGAAATTATATTCAATCAAAGAACCAACAAAGAAAGCTAATATAATTAGTATATTTCCTGAGGTTAATCATATCCTGGAGAAGATATGTAAAAGATTTGATGTCTCTATTGACGAGATTAAATCTCCAAGTAGATTACAGAAGTTTGTATATGCAAGAACTATTGCAATTAATATTATGCTTGAGAGAGCTAGCATGAACTATACAATCGTTGGTAACGTTCTTGGCAAGAGAAATCATACAACGATTATGTATCACCATAACCAAAAGAATTTAAAGATAGGTTATTGGAAACCGCAGAATGAAATCTGGAATATTTACGAGGAACTAAATAAAGAACTATAAAATAGTTTTTTTCTTTTTAGGAAAACCAGCTTTCATATTTCTATATGCTTCAGGAGATATCGTTGAATCTTTTTTTGATCTAGATATTCCTGCTTTCCTGCGTTTATTTATGTTATAATATAAACCTTTGTTTTCCATTATAGTATAGTCTTTTTCTTTTTCTTAACACCAGTGATAGTTCCTTTATTTTCTGATGCATAAAAAACTTCTTTAGCTTTAGCTCCATATTGTTTTTTCATGGCAGCCATAATCTTTTTACCTTTTTCATTTAGTGGCATAATATCTTTCTTCTTTTCTTTGTTCGGCAGCTCTTCGTCTTAGGTTATCCTGGTGGTATCTATCAAAGCAATCACCATCTCCTGCATGACAAAATCGCAAACCTTCTGCATTAATAACCCAACCACCCATATTTGACAACAATTCTTTGTTGCAAATAAAGCAGAAACCACAACGAAATATTGAGTTCTTTTTTTTTCTCACGATTTCTTATGTCTTGCAGCAAAAGCTCTTGCAGATTCCTTATTTCTAAACCCCCATGCTTTTAGCGCTAAAGCCAATCTAGTGGGTCTATTTTTGCTATCCTTCATGGCACCCTTCATACCGCCAAATCGTGCGGCAAAAGAGATCCTACGAGGGTTTAAACCACCTTTAACTGGAGCTTTAAGGTTAGATCCTTCAGTTCTTTTAAAATAAGCTCTACCTGCGGCTGTTAATCCACCCTTTGGATTCTTATGTTCTTTTCTCATAACACTTACATTTATTCAATAACAGGCAACCATACATTGTTTTAAATATACAGTACATAATAATTATACTCTACCTTGTCCCACGTAAGGTTTATAAGTCTTATGCTTATTAACTCTTTTGGTATGCCTACCTTTTCTTTTCTTAGGTGGTTTTCTTATATGTTTGTTTTCTAGATTTTTTCTTGCCATTGTAATCTTTATTGATTGCTTTCTTTTTATACTTCATTGCGAATGCTGTTTGTATTTGATTACTCATCTTTATTAACTACAGTTTTATTAGCTAATGTTCTTGCAATACTTTCTCCTGATCTGCCTACTACATAACCACCTAAACCTATCTGCAGTAATGTCCAGACATCTCCTGGAAGTTCAAATGTTATTACAGATCCAAAAATTATTTTTATTATGGGTCCCAATATATAATTCCATACAAGAATAAAAATAAGAACATACATTAGCAGGGGTCTCCAGGATGAAACAAACCAATTAGATTTAGCTTCAGCTTCTACAATAGATGCAGCCGCTTTTAATTCCTCTGTTGATGATTTAAGTAATTGTTGATTTAAAAGAAACTTTAATTTTTCAGCTTGATCCTTATCAGGAATTGCTTTGTCAATAGTTGAAAAAAGCATCTTAGCAAGTGGAGCTATAATTTGTAAAGCAGGTAACATTATTCTAATTCCATTGTTGAATAAACAGTCTTACCATCTATTCGCATTGCTTTCAAATATTCTCTTCTATTATTATTAACATTGTAAGAGCAATGAACCCATCCTGAATTATCTTCAGTAGGGTTCCAGAACTCAAGTATTAATTGATCAAATTCTAACGTCTTATATATCCAATTAGCTAATTGTAAATTTGGAATACCTTCTATTTCAAAGTCTGCTGCTTTACCTTCGGTATGTTGAGACTTAATAGTTGAACCAACAGCCAGGCATAACTCAGGTGATCTATAACCAGAAGTAATTTTAATTGGCATTTGAAATGCATCTCTTATTGGCTGCAATACATGATCGCATAATAATTGTAAATTTTTAATATGCTCAACTTTAGGAATATTAATTATCTTTTTTTCTTCTGCTGTTTTAGAATAAGTTAATTCTTCTAATGTAAAATTATTGGATAGTTTCATTTGATTGTTATCTTACCATCTTTATTGACATAAACTATTTTAACATTTAAATTTTTTTGTCTTTTATTTGGAGTTCTATTAATACGATCTTTGTTTTTGTTTCCATATTTATTACTTGAATGTCTGTAGGATTCTGTCTTGACATCATAGTTATTATATTCTTTTGTTTTGATATTATAAGTTACGATATCTACTGGACCCACACCGCATAATGGTATGAATACTAATAGATTAGGATCTTTAGCAAAATGAGATTGAGCAATGGTTTCGCTCAACACTCCCTTGTTGCTTGTTTTCATTATCTAAATGTTTTTAGCAAGCCAACTATTGCGCCGACTATACCGCCGACTATTATTAAGAAAGCAATAACACCCTTACCCTTATTCATATCAGTACGTAGATCTTTAACATCAGCTCTTAATTCATCTATTGTTTTAATAAGCTGTGCCATTCTTTCGGCGCATAACTTCTCGTGTGCCGATAGTCTGACTGACGTATTAGATATTTTGTGTTTTGATTTCATTGCAACACCATATATAGTGGTATGCAAAAGTCAATTAAAGATTGTAATTATATGGATTGTTCTGGTGTTTCCATACAGTAAAAATGAAAGGATGGTTTGACTTTCTCAAACTGATCTAATGGGAATAGTTTATTCTGCTCTGCTATAAACTCATAGCCAGCTATGGTACATTCCCTAAAGGTATTAAACTTCTTACCTGTACTCATTACGTCTAGGCAGTTGCCATTAACCATTGAGCAAATGGTAAAGATTAATAAAAATTTCATTATGATTAGTTATATGAATATGTGGATAAGTAAAGGTGGCATTGCTGCCACCAATACTATAAAGATGGATTACTCGTTATCCTCATCTTCTTCATCTAGATCAAAATCTTCATCTTCATCTAGATCATCCTCGTATGCTACATGAGCATCATCAGGATTTATCTTTAGCTCAAGATCATCTAAAAGATCTTTAATCTCATAGATAATATCTTCAGCAGATTTTTTCTTTTTTGCCATGCAAACTCCTATAGTTGGTTTGGCAAATGCGGAATAGAATTAATTGAATAATAAGTAAATAAAATTATTTTTTATAACTTATTGTTTTGTAATTATTATTTATTTATTTTTGTATATCTTTTCTACTGTTTCTAAATAATTATTCCAGAAAGACTTAACGTCTGCTGCATAATCATTAAAGAATTTATTCCAGTATGACTTGATGTCAGTATAGTTTAACATGTTATTCTCCATTGGTTATGGAGTGCATATAGTGCTAACTATTTTATATTCAAGTGCGATTTAATAGATTCTATTATATCATTAACTACATGCTCATACTTCCAGCCAATGTAGATACCAATGATTAAAGATATAAGTATTAATATTGTTGTCATATTATTTCCTGTTTATTTGATCTATAAACTTACCATAATATTCTGTGCTACCCAAATGATTTATAGGAGTAGATAGATCTGTCCAGATCTCAAAGCCACACTCTTCAGCTAATCTACAGAAGTAATAATCTTCAGATAAGAATCTATTAACACCATCTTTTTCTTTATAGATGCCAACAGGAAAGAAATCATAAGCATTATCTGATCCTTCTATACCTGTTCTTAAATCTGGTTTATATTTAAGCTGAGGATTCTTATCCATGATTGCAGTAAATACTTCACGTTTAATCATCATAAAACCTGTGGCACTTTCCTTTACCCTTGCAAATCCATCTTTAAATTCTGTATTAGGATATAGATTAACATTAAACTGTAATAGATAATCACGCATTAGCTTCTCATCTATATCTGTATTCTTCTTGATACGATCTAGTAATTGCTGCCAATAGAAACCTTTGACAGGATAGGTGCATGTTACAACATCTTTATTAAAGTCTATTATTCTTTTTAAGTTCTCTATTGTGAAACCTATATCAGCATCAATGAATAATAAATGCGTACCATTAAATTCTTTATTATCTAAGAACTTAGTTACAAACTTATTTCTAGCACGATTGATTAAGGATTCAGTTGGCAAGGTTTCAACTCTGATATTATGTCCCTGATCGTTTAACCAACGTAATGTGTTTAATATAGAATGGAATGTAAGGTTACTTACGTTACCTCCGAAACATGGTATTGCAATTAAAATATTCATAACCCTTTAATGGTTATTTTATATATTATTATATGTGATTGTTAAGTTTATTCTTTTGGGTATTTAGCTTTAACTGCTAGACAATCGTTAATGTACTTTTGTATTTGTGCGTTATCACCTTTAACAATACCATCTAGGTATTCTCTAAAGTCAGGATATTCGTTTGCTCTTTTAGCTTTAATTTCATTAATTCTTTCAACTTCATTAGCTTGTGCTTCAAAAGCATCTAACTGTGCCATTGTAGGTTTAGGAATATCTAAATTCCATTCAGCTATGAATACTCCTTTACCATCTGAGTTGTCTTGTAATCTTACATCTTTAAGAAAATCTATTTCTTTATTTGCGTATATTTTTATTTTAGTTGTAAGTTGTGTCATTATGCTCCTATTAATTTAAATGCACCAAAACTATTTGTGTAATTTTGACTGTCATTTAATATTGTGTTAGTTCCAGAAGTTCCAATAATATAACCAAATATTTCTATATAATCAGTAGCAACCAAAGATAATGTTATATGTGAATATGCTGTAAAAAAATAACCATTGTTATTTCTTGGGTCAGTTCCATTTATAGATATTTGAGAACCATTTTTGTATATTGCTACTTTTACAGCTTGTAATGCACTTGCAGCATCCACCATTTTACCTTGAATGCTTGTATAAATAAAATATTTTCCACCTTGTCCAGAAGGTACTGTAAATCTATAATTAGTAGTTGAATCATAAGCTGAATTAGTATCAAATTCTTCTGTATTAAAATTAACTTTTGTTAAAGTATTATTACTAATTGTTTGATCTGCACTCATTCTTGCATGAAAAGCTGGAGTATTAGCAATACCAGAAAACAAATTACTTTTTGTCATCTTCCTTAAAGCTGTAGCACTATCATCATAAATTAATAATGTATCAGCATCAGCAATAGAAGTTTCTGCTGTAGCACCAGTAATTAAATTAGAAGTTACTTTTGAAAAACCTACTGTAGCATCACTTGGTGTACCTATTGAAAGAACATCTCCTAATACTAAAATAAAATCTATTGTATCAGATGAAGTTAAAGCATCTGAGAATACGATTGTTGAACCTGATATTGTATAAGCTGAAGTTGGCGATTGAATAACTCCATTTAAAGATACGATGCAGTTGTTAGCTGATTGTGGGTAGTACGCAACTCCACCATTTAATAAATTATATGTAGCTGTAGCAGATGTTGTGATTGCATCTAGCTTTACAAAGTTCCCGCTGATAGGTTGCCTGCCGAGATAAGCCAACTATGCAACTCTCCTTTCAAAATATGCTTTTGTTTTTTGTGCAAATATATTTCTTAATTCTTTTGTCATATAAGACATATCTCTACCAAGTTTATATCCATTATTCAAATACTCTTGTTTTAATTCTGGTTTAATTCTTTTAGATTTATTATCTTTATTAACCCAAATCAAATTAGAATATATTTCGCTATATCTTTTTCTTTGTTCGTCTGAGCAAACCTGAAACTGTCTAGCATATTTAATTTTTGCTTTAGATTCTTCTGTATGTTTTTTACCAGTATGTGCAATAGATTGTTTTCTTTTAGTTTCTAATGATGCTTTTTTACCAAGATTATATTTATTACCTTTATTACGAATAGATAAAGCTAATTTAGATTTTTCGCTAACTTTTTTACCCATATTTGCTAAGCTAATTTTTCTTCTAGTTGATTCTGGTAATTTAGTTCCTGTTAATGTTTTAGATATTTTTGCTTTCCACTCAGGTGTTAATCTTCTACCTTTTAATGATGCAGCAAATTCACTTTTTAATTTTTCATATACTCTTGAATGGATCTTATAATCTCTTTTACAGAACTTAGATTTAGATGTCATAAATATGAAAGCATTTAGCATCTTATGCTTAGCAACACCTGTAGTAAAATAAGGTAATAATAAATGAACTATATAATGTTCTCTTGCAGTAAGATTAACAATATTATCTTTATCATTTGAACCACCACAGCTTTTAGGAATGATATGGTGTACTTCTTTATATCCTTCTAATGTTCTGTTCTTAGCTCTGGCAATTATATTATCATGCCAAACTTTATATTTGTTATTTATAAATATTTTTTGTTTGCCGATATATGCCATATTATCCTATAATAGCTTTTATCTCATCTGCAGTTAAACCTAAAGCAGATAATTTATTTAAAGCAGATTGTTTGTTATTAATTAAATTTTGTTCATAAATATTAGCTTCATTTTCTAAAGCATCTAATTGAGATTGAGTAGGCTGTGGAATATTTAAATTCCATTCTTTGATGTAAGCACCATTACCATCATCTTTAAGTTTAACTTCATTTAAGAAATCTATTTCTTTGTTTGTGTATAGTTTTATTTTAGTTGTAAGTTGTGCCATAATTATATTAATTTAAATCCTTGAAAGTGTGTAAAATATGTACCAACAGTACCATAAAAAGTTTTAGAACCACCAGAAGATTGTAATGTATTCATTTCAACATAATCTCCAACTGCTAAATCATATATAACAATTCCTTGTATAACAGCACTTTGTGATGTTGAAATAAATTGTCTATTTCTACTTGGAGATATTTCTGTTCCATTTACAGAAATAGATACTTCACACCAGTTTCCACTTACAAAGTTACCTGTTAATCCACCATAGGTAAATAAATATTTACCAGCTTTACCAGATGGTACTGTAAATTTTGAATTAGTTGTATCATAAGCATTATCAGTATCATAAACCTCAGATGTTAATGTTATTTTTGTTAATGTTGAGTCTGATATTGTTTGATCAGAAGTTTTATATGCAAAGAAAGCTGGAGTATTAGCAACACCAGATAATTTAGTAGAATCTATAGCAGCACTAGCATTAATATCAGCATTGACGATTGTACCATCAGTTATTCCTAGTGATTTTATTCTTGTTAGTGGCATTATTAAATTCCTTTTATAATTTTATTGTTAGTCTTTACAAGTAATTTAATAATGAAGTCTAGCGACAGCATGTTATTTCCTATTATTGCTACGTTAGTTTCTGTTCTTGGTATGTAAGATTGTATAATCATATTAGTTAATACCAAGAATAGCTTTAATCTCAGCATCATTCAAACCTAATGCTTTAAGTTTGTTTAGTGCTGATTGTTTGTTTTGTTCTTTTAATAATTTTTCTTGTTCATATTCTGCAATTTGTTCAGCAGTTGGTAAATTAGATATAAAATTTGTACCATCATAACGATAACCTATTTTAATATCATTAGAACAATTTACCCAAACCATAGTATTAGGTACTTCAAATTCCACTTCTTTAACATCTACAACTTTATTATTTAATATTAATGCTTTCATTAACTATATTCCTCCACTACACAAATTCCTGCACCACCAGCTCCACCTAAGTTTGCAGTTGATCTTTGACCACCACCGCCTCCGCCGCCATGATAACCTACTAAACCAGTTGTGTTATATATACCATATCCACCACCTCCCCAAAAACTAGAACCACCTAATCCACCAGTTTTTGCAGAAGCATCATCTGCTCCGCCACCACCAGCTTGTCCATATAAATTTATATCTCCACTTGAACCAACTCCACCTTGTGTATCTCCAGCTAAAGCACCAGCATTTAAACCTTGTTCTCCACCTGTTGCAGAACAATGAGAACCAAATGAAGATGTAGAACCTGCAGTTTCAGAAGCACCTCCTGCACCAATAGTTACAGTTTCAGTTGTAATAGATGTTGCATTAATAACTTTTATTGCAGTTCCTCCTGCTCCTCCACCTCCTCCAGAAGTTTCAGAAGAACCACCTTTTCCACCTCCGCCACCACCTCCAGTTACATAAACTTTAATAAGATTAATTCCTGATGGTTTTGTATAAGTAAAACTTCCTGCTGTTGAAAATACTTGCATAGATTTTAAGCCACCTGTATTAGATAACTTAGTTCCAACAATAGCTGCACTTGCGTTAATGTCAGCATTAACAATAGTACCATCTACAATCTTTGCAGATGTTATAATACCATCAGCTATATCCGCAGAAGTTAAAGGAACTTGTGCTGGTTTATTTCCTATAAAAGGCATTTAATTATTTCCTATGTTGAAATATCGTCAACTGCACTAACAATTACATCTAAAGATGTAGCTGTGTCAGAAATTACTTTTAGTGCATCACCAGATTCAAGAACGAATTTAGCACCACCATCTAAAACTTGTAATGATGATCCTGCTGGAATCGGTGCATTTTTTACTATGTAATAATCTGCAGCACTTGATGTAATATATACTGAAGCATTAACAGCTGAAGCAGTTGTGTTAGCTATAGATATTCCTATGATTGTGTCGTAACTATTTGCAGTTAATAATGTGCTAGCAGAAGTTGTTACGTTTCTTGCTATGTATCTTCTAAAATTTTGTGCCATATTTAATTTCCTATATTAGTTTATATTATAATGCAATAGAAACAGCTAGAGCAAAACCTTTAGTAGCTAAATTACTTGTATCTGTAGCCTCTACAGTTAACCAAGTAGATCCTGTGTAATATTTCAATGTATTTGAGCTATTGTTAAAATATAAATCACCTGGTGTTAAAGGATCGCCATCATTATCAACTGCAGGATCGCTATTCTTTTGTCCCAAATATGTATCATCAAAGTTATCAGCTGCTGCTAGAGCCGCATCTCTTGCACTGTTTGCAGCATTAGCCGCATTAGAAGCAGTGTTAGCAAAGTTAGATGAATTATTAGCAAAGTTTGATGAGTTAGCTGCATGGTTACTAGATGTATTAGCAAAATTACTAGAGTTAGCAGCATGGTTAGAACTATTACTTGCATGATTAGCAGAAGTATTAGCACTGTTAGAACTATTATTAGCAAAGTTAGAACTGTTATTTGCAAAGTTAGATGAATTGGCAGCATGATTAGCTGATGTGTTTGCACTATTAGAACTGTTATTAGCAAAGTTGCTAGAATTTGATGCGTGGTTTGCTGATGTGTTAGCACTATTGCTAGAGTTATTTGCAAAGTTAGAACTATTTGCAGAATGATTTGCAGATGTGTTTGCTGAGTTACTAGAATTGTTTGCAAAGTTAGAAGCATTGCTAGCAGAATTAGCTGCAGCATTAGCATTAGCACTTACACCAGCTAAATATGTTGAAGCATCGTTTGCAGAATTAGAAGCATTGTTTGCAAAATTACTTGCATTAGATGCGTGATTGGCTGCAGTATTAGCTGAGTTAGATGAGTTGTTAGCAAAATTAGAACTGTTAGATGCAGAGTTAGCAGCTGCATTAGCTGAGTTTGTAGCAGATTGTGCATCAACAATTAAATCCCATTTAGCTACATCAGCATTAGAACTAATTGGAGTTGTACCTGTAGATGTGTGAGTTGTATTACAAAGATATACGTTATTGTTAGATGAATCTTTTACAATATCTCTGGCATTGTATGTAACACCAGCACTCCATGAACCTCTGTTAGTTCCAAGTTCTTGTGTAACTGATATTTCTCCATTAGTATCAAATGCTAGAATTTTATTAGCACGAGCAGTAGCGCCTACAGTAAATTCTGTAGATGTCATTGTATTTGTTTTAGATAATTTAATTGCTCTTCCTAACTCTTCTTGAATTTCTTGAGCTATCATTGTAACTCTATCAAGAGCTTCTTCATGTGAATTAGCTGGGAATGGATCGTTAGCTACGTAATCTGTTTCTTGTGTTTTAGTTGTATTTCTTTTTAAAACTACTGTTTCAGTTGATCCAGGAGCTGTTAAGAATGTGATATTACCACCTCCAGCAACACCTACACCAGATACTGTATAATGAGTTGTTTTTGTTTTTATAGTTTCAGTTCCTGTTGAAGATCGGATAATAACCTGAATTTCATCATCATCTAAGATTTTAAATGTATATGCGAAAACTGTAGTTGATCCATTGCCTGAATAACTATTTCTAACTGTAGTTGATGATATTGTCATAATTCCCTATATTAAATTCAATCGTTAATGTCTATCCTATTTATTCAAATATATTAATTTTTGGTGATCTTTCAGGGTAACTTTCTCCTGGTTTCCAAAAATATTCTTTATTGTATTCATCCCTATATTTATTAATTCGTCTAATAACTCTATCATTAAATTTAGGATCTATCATTTTTTGTATGTTATCAAAGATAAGTCTTTCCAAAGCTAATCTTGCATACCATAAACTAGCTCCAGGAGTATATTGTCTTAAAAAATCGCTTACATCTCTTCCATAAGTAGTTTCCTCTCCTGAGACTAAATTAATTAAATTACCAAATGTAAGTTTAGCAACATCTTCAAAGAAACCTGCAGGAGCGCCAAGTATTGTTCCTGATAAATTTCTTCCATATTGATTTTGTGATGCAGTTAAGAAATCTCCAAAGATACCAAGTCCACCACCTTTAATCATTGCTCTAACCCAATATTTAGGATCTTTCATTGATTCTGGAGAAGTAACGTCTCTACCTTTTGTTATTTCACCAAGCTCATAAGCTAAAGCTCCAAATAAAGTTCCTGAAATAACTAAAGGAACTACATATTTCATTTTGCCAGTTAAATTTGTTTGAGTAAATCCTCTTCTTAAATGAGTATAAGCAAATGTAATTGGAAAGTTTTTATACATTGCAACAGAATTGATTAATTCTCCACCGATTGTTCCTGATCTTTGATTGCCAAATAATGCAACTTTACCTCTTGCTGAAGTTGCAGGAATTGCAAATTCTGTTTCGTTAATAACTAATTCCATTAGTTTTGTTGTTAAATCTTCTCTTAAACTTTCAGTTAAATCAGCTCTTGATCTAATATCATCGGGTCTTAAAAATGTTGCACCTTTATTTGCATAATTAACATCATCAATACCAGCATCATATAATTTTGTTTGACGAATAATATCCCAAGATCCATCATTTATTCCATAACGTAAAAATGTTTTTTGCATTGCTTCTGGTAATTCATTAAATTTTTTACCAACATTCTCAGCCCAAAACCCCATTAACTCCATTCCAAAGCTCCATCTACCAGCTTGAGTTAAATGTGATAAACCAGATATTCTTAAAATAGAATCTGATATTCTTTTTGTTATTTGTGGAGCTTCTATTTCTCCAAGATATCTAGCAGATGCAGATGCTACTGTACTCCAGTGTTCAGCAACTAAACCAAGTCTAATTGCAAGTTTTGATCTTTGACTACTGTTTAAAGGATCAAATAATAATTTTAAACTATTTTGCGCTGTTCTCCATTGTGGTAAACCAACATGAGCTGATGTCGCTCTACTCCAGTTAAAATCTGTTAGTGCAAGAACTGATGCAGATCCTAATTGAGCTGATGTTAATAAATGTCTTAATCCAGCTAAAGATCTTGCTACAAACCCATCAACTGGGTTTGTTAAAGCACCTTTATGATAACCATATAAATTTTTAATTAATTCTATTTTTTTACTAGCTCTATCTTCTTCTAACGAACCAAAGAATTGAGCTATTGACTTTCTATTAAATTTTTCAGCATCAGCAATATCTTGAGCATATTGACTTACTTGTCTATTTAGTTTTTCAATTTCAACAGGATCAGTAGATTTAGCTAATAATGCTTTTGCCTCTTCTAATTGTTGTTTAGCAACAGGAAGTCTTACTTGTTTAGTAACATCTATTTGAGCTTGTTTTTTAATAAGAGTAGTCATGTAAGAAATTGTTGCATCAGGGTTAGCTCCAAGAACTTTCATTAATGCAATATCTCTAGACATTTTATTAATGTGATCCATCATTACTTGGAATGCATTGTTATTGCCAAATCTATTTTGATATTCAATCCAAGACTGTGCGTTTTTAAAAACTAAAAATCTATGATCTGTATAACGTGATGCAAGATTACTTCCAAAAGTTCTTTGTGTTGGTTTTACTTTATTAAAACCTTCATTAACGATTGTTTCATAAACATCGGATAATGCTAATCTTAAAGTCTTTTCATTAAAAGGAAGATTAGTTTTTTCATTAATCATTTTAATCATATCTAATCTATCAATAGTAAAATTAATCCAATCTTCTTTATTTGTTTTTCTAATTGCTAATGTGTCGTGAGCTTGTGGCAAACCCCAATCTTTTCTAGATGGTATTCTTCCACCATATTTATTAAATTCTAATCTTAAAAATTCTGAAGCTGCTTTCCATGCTTCTGCCATTTCTTTTGCTGCTTGATTTTTAGTAGAACCTGGTTCTATAATTTCTCTAACTAACATATTTAATGTAGCTTTATTTCTTTCATATCCACCAAATCCTGGTTTGAATGTATCTAGTACATCTACTAATATTTTATGAGCTTGTCCCTTAGTAATCTTCGCTTGATTTTCTACAGTAATATGTGGTGAATAATCATCAGGGGACAAAACAGATATACCTGCATTGCCATAATCTACTTCTCCATTCATATTTCTATAAGTTTTAAAATGTTTTAAAATTCTTTGTTGAGCTTTAAGAGTTAATAATTCTCTACGTTTTTTTTCTGCTGCTTCGTATTTAAAAATATCAAAAGAATCTTTGGCTGCTTGTTTTTCAGCATCCGCTTGCGACATACCTTTAGCTAGATATTCTTCTACCTTTTCATCAAATAATTTTATCTGTTCATCAGCTTGATTTTTGGTAACTTTACCTTCTGCAATACCATTAGTGATACAATCTTTATAACTCATATACAGTCTTTCAATCTTTCAATAAATAAATTAGTTTGATTTTCTTCATCAAGAATTTGTCTCATAGTTTTAAGTTCTGGTACGATTTCATTAACATCATCTAATTTAGTGCTTAATGAAAATTCTTGATCTAAAATATTTGCAGTATCATCACCTAAAGCAACTACTGGTTCTTCTCTTGCAATAACTCTTGTTTCAATTCCTTCAGCAGTCGTAGCTCTGATTTCTCTCCATTCTCGTATATTTCCTTCAATCTGTTCTCTTGATCCTGTAATGTACTTGATGTCCCCTTCGGCAGTTGTGCCATCAATTTCAGCTCTGACATTTATTTGTTCCTTTGTTAAGTTATTATAGTTTGTTTTAATATTATTATCAACTTCTTTTGATATAATATCATCATAAATATATCTGTTAGTTTCTACAGCTCTTTTAAGATTTCTTAGTTTTGCAATATTAATTGGAATATCAACTCTTACAATTATAGTGTTATAATTTTTAATTTTAAGATTATCTATTAATTCATTTAATGTTTCTTTTGTTCTGCCAAGAATAGGAAGAATAATATTATCACCACCAGAAACAGATTTTTTTAACATTTGTTTAAATAATACTTTACTTTCTTCATGGGTAGCAGCTGCGCCAATACCATTATTGTATTCAGGTATTACTTTTTTTAAATCATCAGGATCAATTACTATTGCTTTAAAATTTGTTTTAATTTGATTTGTAAGTGTTGATTTACCAGCAGCAGGTAATCCTGTTATAATAAAAGCAACACGATCTTTTGTTTCAGATCCTGTTTGATAAATAGCATTAATAATATTATCTATTCCTTTATATTCATCTTGTCCCAATTTATAAATTTTATTTTTTAAATATTGATCTTTAAAAATTCCATTAACATAATTAGCAGGAACATCAGTTCTATAATTAGCAGTATAAATATCTTGTTTTTCTATTATTTGTTTAAGAACATCTGAATTTTTAATATCAGCAACATCTTCTATTGTTACAGTTCCTGAATCTAATTTTTGATTTATAGTATCAAGTGTTCTTTTTTCTTTTTCATCAAGAACTTTATTTTTTGCATTAATAGAATTTGTTAAATCTGTTTGTGTTGGTTTAGCAGGAGGAACTTCCTCGCCTATTAATATTTCATTTTTTAATGATTGGCTTTGCTCAACTGAACCTTTGCCACCAGGTTGATCAAATAATTTATTACTTACGTTTTCTGATTCTGGTCTGCTTCCTGCAGTGCCTGTTTGTATCTCAGTTTTAATTGCATTATTGTCTGGTGATCCGCTAGCATTGATCCCATCAAAATCGCCTCTTTCTGCTGCTCGATCGACAGCGTTGGCGAAGTATTTTCTTGCTTCGGCTTTTCTTCCTGCTTGGTAGAGCTTGGCTGCTTCTGTGAGATCTGTAGAGAGTTGTCCAACTCTGGTTGCAAGGATTTCAATTTTTTCTTGGATTTTCGCATTTTGAGTTAATATTTTTTCGTTATTAATATTATCTAACTTATTACCTACAGAAGTCAATAATTCATCTTCTCTTAATACAAGTGAGAATAACTTTTTCTTATCTTTTGTAGATTTTGTGAATTGTGATAATAATGCTGCTTTTTCAACAATTAAAGATTGTTTAAATTCTTCAACTCCAAATAATGTTTGTTCCTTCATTTTAACAGAAGGTGTTTCTCTAATTTGTTTTAATATTAAATCTACTTGTTGCATATTATCAATTCTTTGTTTTTTTAAAATTGAAAGCGCAGATACATGTAATTCTTTATCAGGTAATAATTCACCAACTCTAGATGCAATTTTGTAATCAATAAATTTATTAACTACCATTGAAAAAGATTCATTAGATAATTTAGTTAAACCCTGAGCAACTTTAACTATTTCTGTTTTAATAGGCATGCTTGCCATGATTGCATTAATATCAAAATTTTTAACACGCATCATTTTAGCAGCATCAATAGCAGTTCCTGTTCCATGTCTTAAATTAATTGCAACACCTTGAAGCATAGCATGATCAGGTGAATAACCATCTACTTCTCTAATTCTATATCCATAAAGTTTAGGTTTTTGATTTATAAGTTTTTTAGCTAATCCAAATCGTTGATGTCCATCTACGACTGCTAATCTACCATCTTTAAATTCATATACTAAAATACTACTTGAACTTGGTTGATCCCACTTTGTAACTTCCATAAGTTTTTGTGATATTCCAAATTCATTTGTTTCTGATTTATATTGAAAAGTTTTTGCATCAGTTGTTAATTTATTAATATCAAATTCTTCTATAGATCCTCCTTTAAGAATATCTTCAAATTTTAATTTTTGTGGTAATTCATCTGGAATAAGAATTGGTTCATCATTTAATAAATTTGCAGTTACCTCTGCTGTTCTTTCATTATGTAAATCTCTACTTCTAACATTATCCACCATTGGATTTTGTTTATCTTCAAATATTCTATCTTCTATAAATTTAGCTGCGGCATCGGTGTCTTTTGTTTTAAATTGTTCTGGAAAGTTTTCTTTATAAATTTTTAATATTTGTTCATCAGTTAAATTTTCAATATTGTTTTGAATTTTTGAAATCATCTTAACTTGCATATCAGGAGTAGTTTTTGAAAATAATTTAGATATTCCATAAACTCCTGTGTTTAAAACACCTCCAATACCTCCTGCAAAAAGCGCACTCCAAAATACTTCTTTAGCTCCTTCTTCAAAACCAGCTCCTTCATAACCTAATTTTTTTCTATATGGTTGAACATTTAATTGTCTTGATGCTTCTGCACCTGCTCCAAGAACTGTTTCGTAATATGCTGTTTTTAAAAATGTTTGTAACGCTGTTGTTCCAAACCCATAAGCAAAACCAGCTGGTAAACTAACTAATACACTTGGTTCTTTTAAATAACCCACAGCTGTTCCTGCAAAATTTCCAACTTTTCCTGAAAAATTTGTATTTTGATAAAGATCATTTGTATATTCATCTATATTTTTTGAATCAACACCAATTTTTTTAAGAATAGCATTCATATTGTTTAATGATTTGCTTTCTAATTCTCTTTTTAAATCTTGATTTTTATTTTGTTCTTCTTCTAAAATTTTTAAAGCATCAATAACTCTATCTTCTCTTGATTTATAATCTGATGGTAATCCAAATTCTGTAGTATACAAATCAACATCTGGAATTGGATTATAAAAATTAATATTTCTTTTAAGCATAATGTCTGTAATTTCACTCCAAGCATTATCAAGATTTCTATATTCAGATACTTCAGATTTGTTTGTTTCAAACTGTTTTAAAGATGCGCTAAAATTATCTAATAATGATTTTGCTGTTAGTTCTTCTTCTTCCCTCTAAACCACTTGTTGGTGGTTTAGGTTCACTCGTAGTTTCTTTCTTAGTATAAAAATTTTCTTGAGGTTCTAATAAAGTATTTAATGATTTTTCTTCTTCAAAAAAAAATGACATTATTTATTTACTGTTCCTAGATCTCCTTTAATCTTATTAAGATCTACGATAAAGTAACCACCATTTTTATTTAATAAATATTCAGGTTGTGTATTTTTGCCATAAGGTTTTGATAATGATATTTTGTACTTTCCTGGACCCACTGTTATAAAATAAGGATCACCAAAAAATTTTTCTGAGAATATTTTAATTTCTTTTCCATTTTTATCTAATGGTAAAGTTTCAATTAAATTTCCTTGAGGATCAATGTAAGATCCAGATTTTTTAAGAATGTTTTCATTTTTTTCTAAATAATCAACAATAGAATTAAAATTACCTTTTCTTATATAAGCAGGAATAATAACATCCAAACCATTATATTTATCAAAACCACCATATTCTTTACCATTAACTTTTAATCCACCAACTGCTTCATTCATTGCTTCTTGATATCTTGATGTACTAAATGATTTTTCTAATTCATTAACATCATAAGTTCTTTTTAAATAAATATTATCAGCTGTTTCAATAACTCTATTTAATGTTTCAGCTGGAACACTTGTAAATGCATTTCTATAAGATGAAATAATAGATCCTTTATCTGCGTCTCTAAAATTTAATAATTTAATATTTTTATTTTTGCTTAATAAATATCCATCAATAGCATCAGCAGCTCCTTTAGTTGGAGTTCCACCATTAAACATTGTAATTCCACCAACATGAGCTAACAATGCATTCTCTTTAGAAATTTCAGAAAACGCAGCAGGAGCATCAGCACCAAAACCATTAGCAATATTTTGTGTTAAATCTAATAACATTTTGCTATCGGTTGTCTTTTCAACAATAGATTTTAATTGTTTAGATTCTGCTTCAGTAAAAAATCTAGCTGGTAAATTATAATATTTTGCAGCAGCAGCAGCTGAATTTTTTCTAGCAGCTAAACTTTCTGTAAACATTTTTTTATTTTCTTCAGATGGATTAACCATTACATCATTAAAATTAAGATTATTTAATGAAACAATATTTCTTTCAGAAGCTGTTCTTAATAAATCTTTTTCTAAATCTGTTTGTAAATCTGCTTTAAATTTTTTAATAATTTCATATTTTTTAAGTTCAGCAATAGGAATGTCTTGATTATTAGCTCTTGC